CGGCTCGGGCAGCGCGTCGAGCATGCGGCCGGCCTCCCGCCACAGGGCGATGCCTTGTGAGCGGTACGGGCCCTCGAGCGGAATGACGGCCTCTGGGCCGGCCTCGGCGAAGATACGGAGCTGCGGCGTGGTGAAGATGCCGCCTGTGGCCGTCTCCGGGATACGTCGGTCGATAGGGACTTGCCCCCGCGCTCTCGCAGAGTCCCTAGCGCTACTGCCCAGGTCTTTGTAGAGCCTACTCAACGCGCGGACCCTCTCGGCCTCGGGCCCGAACTGGACCTCGAGGTCGGCGGCCTCCTTGCGCGCCTCCGTGGCGTCGCGCACCGCGTCCTCCAGGTTCATCTCCGCCTCGCGCAGGTCGTCTGCGGCGCGGATGGCCTCCGGTGACTTCTTCCCGTGCTCCTCGACGGCCTCGGTATACCGCTCCTGCATCTCCTTGACCCGGAACTTCGCCCTGCGCGCGCGGATCTCGGCCCGCTCGACGTCGTTCGTGCGGCCCTCGTAGCGGTCGAGGGTACTCATCAGCTGCTCTACGGAGTCACGCGCTTCCTCGCTCGTCCGTATCTGCTCGCGTAGCGCGTCCTCGGCCGCACGCGTCGCCTCCGCGGAACCGTCCTGCCTCTGGCCGAGCCTGTAGGCGGCCTCGCTGATGTTGTCGTAGGCCCCCACCACGGGGATGATGTTCGCGATGTGCTGCTGCCAGGACCGGGACCACTCCTCGGTGGCGACCTTGCCCTTCTCGTACTCGTAGATGACGCCGCTGATCGGCGCGATGAGCTTGTTCCACACGCTCATCTGCTCCTCACCCGACTCCACCGCCACGCGCGCGGCCTCGCGTACCGCGCGGGAGTTCTCCTGCCAGAGGCTTGTGCTCCTGACCAGGTAGATGAACAGACCGGCCAGCCCTACACCGAGACCCGCCAGCGCGAGCTTCGTGCCTACGGTCGCGGCCTGAAGACCGACCATCCCCTTGGTCACGCCCGCAATCTTCGCCGTAAGGATGGGCATCTGTGCGGCTATGCCCGCAATCGTCGAGATCGCCTTGCCGCCGAAGTAGAGCAACTTGCCGAGCGCGATGAGCAGCGGTCCCATCGCGGCAGCCCCCGCGAGCATCATCACGCCGAACCGGCGCTGCTCGGGCGTGAGCTCCTGCAGCCAGTCGGCGAGCGAGCGGAGATGCTCCATCAAAGGCCGCAGGAACTCGTCTATGATGATCGGTCCGACGTCTATGCCGATGTCGACGAACTGATCTTTGAGGAGGGCGAGCTGGTTGGTGAAGCTCTCCATCTGCTTCTCGGCGACCTCCTGGGTCATGCCCGCCATTTTCTGGAGTTCGACGCGGTACTCGCCCATCGCGTCCGAGGCGCCCATCATCATCGAGATTCCATTCAGGGCCTGGCGGTTGAAGCCCAGCTGCGTGAGCGCGGCGGTGCGCTGCTCGTCGCTCATGTCGCCCAAAGCCTTCTCGAAGTCGACGGTGATGGAGTTGAGGTCGCGCATGCTTCCCTCGGTGTCGAATATCCGGATCCCGAGGGCGTCGAACTCGTCGGCGTTCACGACGGCCTGTCGCGCCATGGCTTCGAGCGTGGCGGTGAGCAGCGTGCCCGCCGTCTCTCCCTTCACGCCCGCGTCCGCGAAGTGCGCGAGCACCGCGACGCCGTCCTCGAGCTCGATGTTGAACTTCTCCATCGCCGTGGCGGCCTTGGTCGTGAGTGAGACGCCGAACTGTTCCACGGAGGCGTTGGCGAGCGTGGAAGCCCCTACCAAGACATCGGTGACGCGCACGAGGTTGGCGAGGTTCTCCTCGGCGTCATCGGATGCCAGACCTAAGGCGGACTGCGCGTCGGTCGCGAGGTCGGTCGCTCTCGCCATGTCGAACATGCCCGCTTGCGCGAACGCTGCCACGGCGGGGAGCGCGGCTATCGAGGCCTCGGCGTCCATGCCCGCGGACGCGAGGAAGTAGTAGGACTCGGCGGCCTCCTTGTGCGAGTGCGCCGTCGTCTTCGCGACCTCGCGCGCGGCCGTCTCCATCCGCTCCTGCATCTCCTCGGAGACGTCGCCCATGATCGACATGGAGTTGACCATCGCGCCTTCGAAGTCGGCGAAGGACTTAACCGCAGCACCCCCCAGCGCCACGATCGGCAAGGTGACGTTGCGCGTGAGCGAGCGGCCGGCACGCTCGAAGTTCCGGCCGATGGTCTGCATCCGGTCGCCGGCACGCATCCACGCGCCCGCCATCGTCTCCGATTCCTTGATGGAGCGACGTGCGAGCTCCTGTGCGCGTCTCTCGGCCCGGTCGAAACCCCGAGGATCGAAGTCGCTCCCTATGGCGATCTTGAAGCCGCTCATGATGTGAACCTCGCGAAGATGCGGTCGAGTACGCGGTCGACGGCGACGCCGAGGTCATGAGCGACGTTGTCGATCTCCTGCTCGATCGCGGGGAAGGCGGCGCGCGCGGGAGTGCCCCAGCGAGCGGTCAATCCCTGACCCTGAGGCGGACGGTGCATGAACTCTTTGTAGGGCCCTGTCGGGTCCGTCGAGCGGAGATAGACGCCCGCACGTCCGCCAGTGACCTTGAACGAGTCGGCGTACTGCCCGGTCCTGCGAGGGGCCATCCGCGAAGCCACGTCCGCCACGGGTTCGACGGCCTGCTTGAGCTCGTCTCCGAACTCCTTGTTGAGGTCCTTGTCGCCGAAGGCGGTCAGCTCGCGTGAGAGGTCGCGTAGCCCTATCACCTGGATGCGATTGCCTACTACCTGCACCCTGCTCATCGCCGCTTGCCTCTCATCCTCTGCGCCAGCGCCGCCAGTCGCCCCTTACGTCCGCCCTCGAAGTCCTCCCTGCTCCCGCTCTCCGTGAGCAGGTCGACCATCACGTCGAAGACCTCGGGCCAGAACCGGCTCACGCCCAGCAGGTCGCACAGGTCCCCGACCGGCTGGCCGCTCGTGACGGCTACGCGCGCTACGAGGGCGGCGCAGATGTCTCCGCTTCCCCCGGCTCCTCGCCCGCCTCGTCGTCATCCACGAGCACGGCGACCATGTCGCACCAGTCGTCGAAATCGAGTTCGGAGTGGGGGAGCTTCTCTCTCTGCGCGGCCAGGTACTGTCCGTAGAGACCGCGCAACTGCCAGTCGATGCCGCTCTCACCCTTCGGTCTCTTGGCGATCTCGTAGTGCCTGGCGCGGACCATCGCACTCGCGGGGACGGGCACCGTGTGGACGGTCTCCGGGTCGTCAAGGAACGCGATCTCGAAGGTCTGCAGCTTCTGTCTCTTCATGAGCCCTCCTGCTCTACGACGCTGTCTGCACGTACGACTCGACCTCGTTGATGAGGGTGGCGGACACGTAGGTATCCGGCTCGCCGGGCGCCAGGAGCGCCTCTCCCGAGAGCACGAGCTCCACGGGCCCGCCGCGCGGGTCGGCGTCCGGGAACGGCACGGTGAACGGCACCGAGTCCGCGGATATCTCGAGCGTGTCGTCTTCGCACTCGAACTCGTACTTGAACGAGCCGGTGACCGGCGCCTTGGCGAGACCCTCTTCGTCCATGAGCGTCTCGCGCCACAGGTCCAGGTCGTCGACGACGACGTTGAGCGTCGTGGAGACCACGCACATGCCCGCGCCGACGTCTGAGGCGGTCAGCACACCGGAGCCGAACACGGCCTCGATGTTGTTGGCGATCACTATCTCGCCGCCGGTCACCAGGGCCTCGCCCGGGTCGTCGCCTGTCGATGCAACGGAGAACGTGCCTCCGATGGGCGTGAAGTATCGGTCGAAGACCTCCGAAACGGCCGCCGTGTAAGCGTCCGCGTCGTCGTCGAAGTCCGTCCCGGCGAAGGTCACGTTGACCTCGAGGGGCCTGTTGCCGTCCCAGCGGATCTGCAGCTGGTCGATCTTCGCGCAGTGGACCTCGACGTGGTCGTCGTTGTAGGTGCCGAACACCGTCAGGTAGGGGATGTCGTCACCGAGCCCGATGTCGTGCTTGTACTGGGTCGCGCCTTCCGGGTTGCTGTCGATGTCGCCGAGCGCCCCGTAGAGGTACGCGCCGATCGAGCCGGGCCAGGCACGGGTCGAGTAGTCTGCGGCCGCGGCCACTCGCTCACGGAACGCGTGCGAGGGCGCGCGCAATCCCGTGGTGAGGTCGTCGGTGCTCTGCTCGACCGGGATGTCGATGACCTTGCCG